ATAGCTGTGGGCCTTGCTCCGGAGATGACGCAGCTTGTGGACAAATTTACCGGGCTGATTGAGCGTAACCGAGAATGGATTGTTGAGGGTGTAAAAACGGCAATGGCCGTATTAAATGACTTTATGGATATGCTGGGACGCATGTGGCCCGTTTTGGCCGTGGGTGCTGGGGCATTCGTTGCGCTGAAAGTTGCTACTTTAGGGTGGAATGCTGCCCTATTTGCAAACCCCGTGTTTTGGATTACAGCAGGGCTTATTGGCCTTGGGCTAATAATTGATGATCTGATCGTGGCTTTCCGAGGTGGGAAATCCGTTATCCGTGATTTTTTCCTTGAATTTACGGGCGTAGATATAACGCCGATGCTCCGGGACATGGTAGACGGATTCAAAGAGGCAATGAAGCAGATCAAGGAAGTTGCTAGTGATATAATCGACTCGATCAAGGATATGTTTAAGGGCATCGGGCAGCTTATCCGGGGCGATCTAACCGGCGCATGGGAATCATTCGGTGAAGCCGGGGGCAAGCAAGTCGAGGCTATTACAAGTGAGGCCGCCAAGGGATTGGGTGACACCCTAGGCGGGGCCGGATTCATGACAATGGGGGCTGGACAAACTCAACGGCTGACCGCTGCCTTGGTTGATTTATTGGGCCTGGGCACAGATAAAACCCCGGAAGACCGAACTATGTTTGATAAAATCATGTGGGGCGGGTGGTCTGGCGGTGGCGGGTCAACAACCGTCAATCAGGACGTGCAAATTAATGTCCGGACAAATGATCCGGAACGGGCAGCCAGCATAATTGGTAGTGATGTCCAAAATCAGATGCGCGATGCCCAAGATCAGGCACAACGAGGCGGGCAATAATGAGTTTAATCCGTGATTACATAGACGGAGCGTTTAAAAATGAATCCGAGGGTGATGTGGGTATTGCTGGGTTTACGACACTTGCCCGCGTGCGTGATAATATAAGTCGGACACGAGAAGCCCCGGTGACCTATCTGGAAGACGGTAGCCATGTAAATGACCATATCATCAACAAACCAGTAATCGTTAACATCGAGGGCAACATCTCAAATGTGCATGTTAAGCCCTCCCCTGCGCTCGAGAGCATACGCGAGATTGAAACGCTGGTTGGCGAAGTGGCACAGTATTTGCCTAGCCGGACACAATCACAGATTAGCCGGGTGGCAGGGATTACGGCTGATGTGCAGTCCCGGATAGATCAGGCAGACAGTGCAATCCGAACAGCGCAAAAAGTAGCTGATAGGGTTGGGTATACTGGACCGGGAGCGCAGGAAGGACCAGCAAAAACAAACATCGAGGATTTTATTGACAAAATAGAGGGCATTCTAAACTCCGATGTGCTAATAAAAATTGATGGACCAGTCCGGACCTATAACAATATGTGCATAACGTCTTTTGAATATACGCTCGACAATACAAGCGAGGCAATAAATTTTTCGCTGGAAGCACAGCAACTTAGATTTGCGGAAACCGTATTTTCCGAAATCGTGCGTAATCCCGCTGAGGAGACAAACAGACAGCATCAGGGAGAGACAAATAAGGGCGCACAGAAACCGGAAGAAGTGGAGGAAAGTTTTTTAAACAGTACCCTTAGCCTTTTTGGGGTAACACCTTGAGACAAATAATCAATATCACAGATGAGCCAATCCAACGGCACACAATTATTTTTGAGGAATCGGAAATCGCGCTTAAATTGCGATTTTTGCCCAAAAACGAAATTTGGTTAATGGACATTGAATATGGCGACTACCAGATATTTGGCGTCAAGCTGTCTGTCTCTGTACTCCATATCACTAGCGGGAATATGCCGTTTGATTTTGTTGTATTTGATAACTCTGGCAATGGCATTGATCCGTTTCAAAGTGGCGATTTTGTAAATGGCAGATGCAGTCTGTATATGCTTGAACGTGACGACATGCTAGAAATCAGGCGTGGCGAGGCGGTCCCGGCATGAGTTATTACCCCCGGTTTAATCGCGATTATGAGCTTAAAATACAAACCCTGGGTGGCGAGATTACTATTCGCCCACCTATGCGCGTACAATTCCAGGCAGATAAATCCATATATGGCGGGATAAATAAAATCCAATTGCAGCTGGAGAACCTAGAAGAGCGCAAAAGGTTAGCAATAGTCAAAGATGCGGAACAGACCAAACGCATCCCGTTTCAGTTGTCTGTGGGCTATGAAGGACGGTTACAACTTATTTTTAACGGCAATATACACCGAGGTAGTAACGAGCGGCAAGGGCCGGATTTGATAAGCAAGATTGAAGGGCTAGACGGCGGCTTTGATTTTCTAAATTCGTTTACGTCCAGGACTGTCGAGGGTGCAGAGAAGGCGGTTGATGATTGCCTGAAAGACATGCCCAACACCGGCAAAGGCAAAATCACTGAACGTCCGGCATTGTCCCGGCCAAAAGTTATGTTCGGTAACACGGCACATATCATTGATGACATGATAATGCCATTTGAGACGTGGTACATTGAAAATGAACAACTTTATATAATCCGGGAGGATGAGGTCGTCAGCCGTTTCATCCCCTTGGTGACAGCAAAAACCGGGCTAATTAGTACCCCGACGCGGGAAAATATGTTGACTACATTTGAAACGCTAATGAATCCGGCGGTTAAAATCGGCAATCTGGTGGCCCTGGAATCGACCACGGCCCCACATCTAAACGGCACATACAAAATACGGACTATCAGCTATCAGGGTGACAATTATGGCGATGAGTGGAGCCAAACTTGCACTTGCCGCCCCATACCAAAATACAAGGTACTTTAATGGAGCGTAGACAGCTAATTGACACAATAGACATTGCCCTGCATGCGTTTCAGGCTAATTTACACACGGCGACGGTAGCCAGGGTGGAGCGTGTCCGGGGAACTACTATTGATGTCCAGCCGGTTATAAACCGGGAAGTGGATGGCGAATCAATTAAATTGCCCCTGTTTGTTAAAGTGCCACCGGTGTTTTTGCAGGGCGGCGGCAGTTATACGGCACATCCAATAGCGACCGGGGACTATTGTTTGCTCATATTTACCGAGAGATGCTTTGATCGTTGGTATAGCGGGCAGGATGAGCGCAGGCCTGCCGAATTTAGAATGCACGACTATTCAGATGGATTTGCCATTGTTGGCCTTAATCCATTGGCTTCTGCAAAAACCATTCCACAGGTTATAACCCACATTGGCGATACTTATGCCGAGGGAGATTATGAGCAGATAGGTGATTATACGCATGTAGGCAACCGGACACAGACCGGCAATCACACCCAAACCGGTGATTTTCACCTGACCGGGAACATGGTGGTGGATGGCAATATCACCTGTACCGGCACAATAGCTGCGGGGAATTTTACTGGGTTAAGTGGTGGACCTATGACAGCCAGTGTGGATATACAAACCACAGGCAACGTAGATGCTGATGGCGATGTCACCGCCGGGGATATTAGTCTCAATAGCCATACCCACACAGACAGCAAGGGCGGCACAACTAGCGAGCCGAATTAATGCGAGTAAGCAGAATAACAAATAATGGTGACTGGACCTTTGGCAAGGGCCGGGCAAATTATATCAGCGCAAGTAAGGCCATTGCCCAGAACGTACGAACCCGAATCAGGTCGTTTACACGGGATTGGTACCTGGATATTGAGCACGGTATTGACTGGATTAATTTACTTGGCCGCCCCGGGACGGAACGTCGGATAATCCGCGCTATTGAGCGGCAAATTCTCCAAACCGGTGGTGTGTTGACTGTCGGGGATATAAATATTGTACGCCGGGATCGCAACCGTAAAGTGCATATTGAGGCCGAGTATACAGATGTTTTTAATGTGCCACAGCAAATAAGCGAGACAGTATGAAACCCAATTTTACGCCTAACGGCATAGAGATACAGACATTCGATGAAATATACCAGGAACTAGCAGACGGATACCGGAAGATATACGGCGAAGATATAAATCTGGAACCGGACAGCCCAGACGGACAGCGGGTAGCGATTGAGGCACAGGCCAGGCTTGATGTGCAGTCATTTGGCGCACTCCTATATAACCAGATTGACCCGGATTTTAGCCTGGGCGATGCGCTGAATACAATTATCAAATTATCTGGTATTACCCGCCGCCCGGCCATGCGATCACAGGTAGATGTTGAAGTCACCACAACGCGGCCTGTCACCTTGCCAGAGGGCTACGCTGTAGAAGATGATCTGGGGCAGGTCTGGGAAACAATATCTGAAATTGACTTATCCACGGGCACTACAACCGTAACTCTATTTGCACAGGAGTTTGGTGCGCTTGAAGCCGATGCCGGGACGGTGACGGAACCAGTCACGTTTGTAATCGGCGTGGACTCTGTAACTAACCCCGCCGCTGCTACGGTTGGCAGGGATGAGGAAACAGATGAGGAACTACGCATCCGGCGCAACCGATCACTTGAAACTCCGCAAAGTTCCAGTCTGGGGCGGTTATATACGGCCCTGGGTGACCTTACCGGCGTAACTGACCTGATGATTTATGAAAATGATACGGATACGACTGACAGCCGAGGTATACCAGCGCACAGTCTCTGGGTGGTAATTGAAGGCGGGGCAGTTGATGACATAGCCGAAAGCCTTGCCAAAAAC